CTTGCTCCACTTGATAACCCATCATTACACCTCTTTCTATTATTTACTCAAGATTATAATCTATTCGAGAGTATGAATAGAGTTTACCCAATTATCAGAAATATATACCTACAATACATCGATCAATTCTGTTGCCTTTACTTCTTTTAATATTTTCAGGTATTCACCTCCTCTTATTTATTTTGTAGCCGTTCTATTGCTTTATGCTACATAACCTATCCTATTATCTGCTAATATACTTGGTGTAAATTTAATGTCCGATTCTTTAAACCACACGTGACCTTTACAAGGAAAATAGACACAAAAAGAAACTTCGCTTTCAGGTCTATTTGTATGATACGCTGATATGTGACCAAACCCGCTATAATAATCAGATAGTTTAACATATACCTTTGGTTGCAGGTGATAATTTTTAACTTGAACCATTTCATTTAAACACCCTTTATTTACTTTTTTCATTTTCATTACCTCCTATTTAATTTTGTAGCCTAAAACATATAAAAATCGGATTCCACTCCATTTAGTTTGCCATCTAAACCATATAATCCAATACAATGCCCGCTCTCATGCTGTATTAAGTATTGATCCTTGCTATCTTTAATTACATCGTAGCTATCATTACTCCATTTTACCTTATGACCATTGTATAGAGCTGTCTCTATTTCAAATTTATTCATAATATCTTACCTCCTATCATTTATTTACTTTTTAATCTGTACCGACTAAGCATGTATAACACAAATTTCATATCCTAATTTTTCATAGTAACAGGCAAGTTCGTTGCTTGGATAGTCTATAAAATAAACTACTTTTATTACCTCATCAATACTTTCAATATTGTCTGATAAAACATTAACCATAATACACCACCTTTATTTTTCTAGTATGATTATAGGTTACCCAATATATGAAAGTATATGCCATTAAACAGAATATATCAATGTGTCGTATTTTGTGCATTACCATGAATAATCAATGTATTCAAAATCAGGTACTTTGTCGACATTTGATAAAAGACACATGTATATTTATACACTATTTATTTCCTTTATGTGTGCTAGTTATTCAACAATAATCAGGTTACTTTTATGCCTATATAATAGAAGCTACTTTCACATGTATAATTAATCACTATCTATTTACAGTACATACGAGGGAAATATAAGGTGACTTGAAAACAATAGGTGATTAAATCGTCACCCTATATAGAATACATATATATAAGATATTAAATACATATTCTATGGACTCATTTATATATTCAATAGTGAGCCTAAGACAACCAGTAGGGAGATAGAATAAATACTAGCAATAGGTGTCCATATATACATGTATATATATACACTATCTATATCCCATAGGTACACTGTTTAATAAGTACATGTTATCTACTTGGGGCTATGAGCTACTATATCTATTGTGTAAACAACACACCTATCCCCTACCCTGTGTACTATCCACCCTTACACGTACGCCTGTTATATGGTGGTATATGGATAGGGGGGAGGGGTATGGGCTGAAATGTCCGTATATGGGTTAACCCGAGTATATAGTATCGCTAATATAAAACGGACGATTGCGTCCAAGTAAAATAAGGTCATACTTTCAGTAAATATTTATAAAAAATTCTCAAATTTATAGCGTCCACACATTTACTGTAGGCATACTGAAAACTGAACTATAGCACCTTATATAGGAAGGTTAATCTAAAATATCGAAGAAAGTAGGCCGTACAAATGAAGCACCAAAAGAAACTCACTTTACTGGAAAATAAATTACTAGATGAGCATATGAAAACCTACGAACCTAAAATAAAAATGTTAGAATTTACCTTCGAAAATACTACTAATAAAATAACACTCCTAGTGGGGACAAACTAATAATCATGGACACCAAAGATAATGATAAAAGTATAGTTTTAGATGACAATGGTAATGAAATAGAAGTTTCTGCGTACGTTCTTGAGAGACTCAAGGAAAGAGAGCTTTTATATTTTAAATATTTAATCAAATACCAGGCAGATACGTTCAAAGCATATAAGTCTGTATTCCCTGATACCTTGGATGTCAACGCAAAAAAGAATAAATCAAAGTTTGACAGAAAGGTTAGGGCAAAGATAGAAGTGGAATACCAGAAGTTGAAAGACATGGTTTCCAAGAAGGCTCCAACTATCGAAGAGAGCAAGTACACTCAAGCACTTGTGAAGAATGGTGGAGACAGGAAGAAGGCAGCACTGGAAGCTAGACCAGACACAATGCCCTCCTCTAGCTACAAGATTGCTCTAAGAATAGAGGGTCAACTATCAGCTAAAGATCCAGCATGGAGACAGAAGCTTACAGAGGCTTATCACCCCGGAGTATATTTTGAGAACATTGATTCAATGGCTATGGGATACAATCCGAATAGTAATACCCCGGTTAAAGATGACATCATGCTCAAGGCTAATCTTGACATGTTGAACATCCAGGGATTCGCTACAAAGGCCGATCCTCAACTGGAGGATAGGATCAAAAGGATGGAACTTAATGGAGGGGTCATCAAGAACATTTTGAACCTTCAGGTAAATAATTATAACGGAGATAATGATGGAGCTTAACGAAAAGATAAATTACGTACCTATTAAATATCATTTTGTAATAAATTCAATTACTAAGGTTGTATACAAAGCATCTACAGAGACCAGTAATGGAGAATCTTAGATCAGGAGATCCAGCGATTAAAGATTTAAAAGATTTAAAAGATGAGTTCATACAGAAGTATTGGAGACAACATGAAGTTAGAGACGTTCCAGGAGAACATAAAGAAACTTGAAGACGGTGGTGCAGACCAACAGGCTATACTGGCATATATCGACTTTCAATTAGAGGACGACTTACCTCTATTTTGTCAGGTAGTATTACCACACATGTTCTTTAAACCTCTTGGTAAAATACATTACGATTTATTTGATACAATTTTAGGCAAAGACCGAAAGGTTGTAATTGCCTATCCGAGAAAACATGGTAAGACAACTTGCATGAAAGGGTTTTTAATCTGGTGCATCTGTTACCACAAATTTAATTATATAGTGTGGCTCGGAGACACAATTAGTAAGATTGAAAAACACATGTTGAACATTCAGCATGAATTAATAACCAATTCACTAATCAATTCGATTTATGGAAATTTTGAAAAGACGGCTAGTATTTGGAACCGGGATGAAATTATTTTATCAAATGGATTTCACTTAATGCTTGCTGGACAACACTACAAATTTAGAGGGCTGTTGGATACTCTTCCACCAGATCTTATGATGGTAGATGATTTAGATGATGATGAAAAAGTAGAATCAAAAGGCCAGAGAGATAAGTTAGACAACTGGTTCTTTAATTCAGCAATTACTGCTATTGATCCTTTCATTGGAAAGATCAGAATGGTAGGAACTTGCTTGCATCCGGATTGCCAACTTATGAGGGTATCAAATAACCCGGCATGGAAATCAGTCATTCATTCATGCTTTATAGATGATGATGATAAAATCCCTTTGTGCCCAGAATTATATTCTGCAAAGATGTTGAGGGCAGTTAAGAAAGAATTATTTGCAGCGACTCCACCAAAGGTTCAGACATGGTGGCAGGAGTGGATGAATAAACCACTGAACAAAGATAATCAAAGTTGGTCAATAGACCACTTGAAGAAACATAATCTTCAGTACGATGACGGTATTTTATTTAAGTACCAGGAGTTCAATGGAGAAAGAAAGATGACTAAGATACCAGTAGTAACTTATACTGCGGTTGACATAGCATCATCAAGGGGTAGCAAGAAGAGTGACTTTGCAACAGTGCTCACAGCTGCTATCGATATGAAGGGAAACATATATGTCCTGGATTATTTTAGAAAAAGAAATGCACAACCAAGTGAAGTAGTCAATGCAATATTTGAACAACATTCAATTTACAATACAATGGAAGTTTTTATGGAGCAAGTTGGAGTGCAGGATTTGATTATGGAAACATATGAATCTGTAGAAAAGAATATGAAGTCAACTCCTAGCCTGGTAGCAATCAGGAGTCGAGGTAGAACTTCAAAAGAAGACAGAGTTAAGTGGGCTATTGAAGCCAAACTTAAACACGGTATGATTTATATTAGACCTAACCACACTGATTTAGAAGACGAGATGTCGACATTCCCAAGAGGGGCAAATGATGACTTGTTAGATCCGCTTTCAGACATAGCAAAGATGGGAACAGTCCCAGGAGAATACGATATTACAAAGAAAGAGGATAGTCAATCACATTTGCCATCTCCACTGAGAACTGATAATGAAGATGTTACTCAGTTCAAAAACAGGGGAAATGGTACAGTATTTTTAAATTGAGAGGAGGTGAATATATATATATGAAAAAATTTATTATAGGTGCTTTAATTTTAGTATCTACAGTTTTTGCTTTACCAGCAGAATTGGATTGCGTAGACTTGTCAGTAATGAACACTGCTGAAATAGCTACACTAAATGTTTCAGGAGTAAGTACATTAACAGGTGCAACTACTCAGACTGGTATTTTGACTCTATCTGCAGGTATGACTCAAACACCAATCGCAAGAGTGGCTAGTGCAACTACAGCAGATGCAACTAGTATTATTGGTGCATCAACTTCTATGGTAACTGTTACAGCAGCATCAGCTAATTTAATATTGACTTTACCTACACCAGTTGTAGGACATAAAATCGATATTATCTCTGACCCTTCTACAGAAGTGGAATTAGCAACAGCTACAATAGGACACTTTATCAACGGAACTGAATGTACTTCTTTCAAAGAGTTGGCTATGCCAGCTGGAAGTGTCTTTCATGCAACTTGTACAGTAGGTGGAGCAGCAGGAAAATGGGTTATTAGTCAAACGGATGATGACGGAACTACAGATTCAGGTGGAACACCTGACTAAGTAATTTCTAGAAAGTATTTATTTAGTGTCCTCTTCGGAGGGCACGTACCTAGGAGATGAAATGGCAGACAAAAAGAAAAAAGAATTAAAGGCTCTTGAACCGGAGATAAATATTGTCGAAGCTGGGGCTAGACTATCCGAAGCAATGGACACAGCAGAGAAGTTCAGAAAGTCTGCCGTAGATCCTATAACTGGACAAGGACTTGAGGCTACATGGGATGCAGAAGAGATGATCAGATATGCTATATCAAATGGCACTGGAGATCAGCTTGCAGATTATTATGACCCAGACCTATGGTCTAAACTCAAAAGAGTTTTCAAAAGATCTTACAATGCCTTATTTGAAGGTGGAGACTTTTATGACATTACACCAGTAGAAAATTATGAAGAAGGAAACGACTACTCAGATGAAATTGATGCTGACGTAGCTAAAAAATTATTAGATGTACATTTGAAAAGATCAGGATTTAAAAAGTTTATACATGAGATGATGTACGATGCAATGTTCTTAGATAGTTCTTTTGGAAAAATAATTCCAAATAAAGAGACTAAGCAAATTAAATATAGAACACATGATAAAAATGGAAAACTTGTAGTTATGGATAAAGTTTTGACTAAGAGCAATATGAAATTACTTAACCTAGATATACACAATCTTTATTTAGAAAATATGTATGAGGAAGATCTTCAGAAAAATAATATTACTGAAGTATATGAATCTACTATCAGAGCACTTAAAGAAAAAAGCCATCTTTATACAAATCTTGAGAATGTAAAAACAGGAACAAAGATAAATAAATATGGAAATATATCAGACACTTTTAGAACTATACCAAGAAATGAATTGGCGACTAACTCTAATAGAACTAATGACAATATATTAGTCGCAGAATATTGGGGAGCTATGAAAGTTGGAGGAACTTTCAGACAAGTAAATATTGTTATGGCTGGAGATGTTGTTATCAGAACTTCTTTTAACAATCTATGGCATGGTGGAAATCCATATGTAGATTTTAAAGTTGAAAGAGTTAAAAACTTTGCTTATGGTGTTTCACCAGCTAAAAGATTCTTAAAAACACAAACCGCTTTAAATCAAATTTACAATTTATTTATTAAGAATGGTGTTCGTAGAGCAAGTGGAGCTATGATAGCTGACCAACATAACGCACCATTAATTAGACAACAAGTGCCTAATGGAAATGTAAAACCTTTTCAGGTAATCTCTGGAAGAAAACCTGCAATCGGATCGCTTAAAGATTCTATCGTGCCTATTGAATTCCCAGATGTTTCTGGAACTTGTCTAACCCTTATGGGAAAGATAGAAGATAGTTTAGAGGATGGCACTGACTCAACTGATGTAATGGCTGGCAAACCAACCGGAACTCAGCTTGATAGATCTGGTACAACTTATGGTGCAGCAATTAATGAATCTAACATAAACATTAAAGATCTTGTTTATGAAGCACAAGACAACCTAGTATCACCATCTATAATTAAGATCTACTCTGGACTTCAGCAAACACTTGATGAAGATACACAGATAAAAGATATAGATGGAAATTATAAAAGAATTAAACCGGATAGAATTTATTGGATGGCAGACATCAATGTTTGGGGTGGTTCAAAATGGCTTGAGAAACAACAGAAAGTTAGCAAATTAATAAGAGCCAGTGAATTTATAAAGGGTGCTCCTAATCTATTTGATGAAATAGATGGTGCTGAGATGGTAGAGATGTATTACAAATATGAGGATCTACCCTATGAGAAACTTAGAAAAGCTAAGACACCAATGGAGCAAGTCATAAAATTAATGCAAGATGGTGTCACACCAGAAACTATGTTAGAGATGGCACTTATTGCAGTGGAAGAAAAACAAAAACTTGTAGAGGCTCAGGAAATGGGTAAACAATTACAGGCCAAGAACGCATTTATAAACGAAGTAAATGTAGATGAAAGCTTTGATGCAGCTAATGAGAAAGTGCAGAAGAAAATAGCTGGAGCTACAAAGTTATAAAGTCTTTTAAAATAATGGAGGTGTATTATATGGATTGATTTATATTAAGATATAAGTCTTGAAGTTAAAGGAGTATTTAATGAGTATAGAAAGAATATTTGGCAACCTAAAAAAAGTATGGGAGTCAAATAAAAAAGAACAAGAAGAATTTGCTAAAGAGATTATCGAAGAAGCTTGTTTAGTTGAGAGCGTACTTTTGAGCAGTGAGTTCAAATTGATTAGGTTAATAGCCGATCAAATGTCTGCCGAATATAGGGCAGCTGGTACAGCATCACAAGATTGGGCGATACTTGCAAAGGCAACAGCATTTGATGAGTTAGAGGCTAGGATGATAAGCATTGTGGATAATGGAAAAGTGATAGAGGAAAATTTACAAAATTAGAAGTATAGTTACTAATAATTTTCTTAATTCAGACCTGCCGAGGTCTTGCAAAAATATACGAGTATAAGAAAAATGGAGTATTAAAATGGTAGAAAAGAACGAAGAAGTAGTGGAAGAGAAAAATGTTGAGGAGACCAAAGAGGAAGTAGTTGAAAGTTCTGTCGAGGACAAAGAGACTAAAGAATCTAAGGAAAGTACGGACGACCTAGATGACGACGGTGATAAAGGTGGTTCAGAATCCAAGGATGATGACGATGATAGCGTAAAGGTATCAAAGGCAGACATCGAAAAATACAAAATGTATGAGAGGATTCACAGCAGAGACCTAAAGAAAGAAGCTGATCAGAAGGACAAAGACGACGTAGCGGAAATCAGAAATGGTACTGTTAAAAAGTTGATGGACAGATATCCTGATAAGACCAAGGAAGATGTCGAGTTTATGCTCGATGCAACATCTGAACAAGCTGAAGCTGTGTACAAACCGCATAGAGATAAAGAAACTACAAGATCGAGCAAAGATGCAATTGCAGCATATGCTCAAGAGGCTAAACTCAGTAAAGAAGATGAGTCAGTCATTACCAGTATCTATGAAGGTGATGCAAATATAAAACGACTAGTTGACAAAAAAGATATTACAGCTAATGACCTTTATATTTGGATGGACTATGACAGAGTACAGACTAAGAATAAAGAACTGTTAAAGCAAGTCAATGAACTTACTGTTAAAGGTGAGAACAAAGAGGAACTTAACGACACAGCAGCCAATACAACCTCTAAAGGTTCTATTGCATCTGAGTTGAAATCAGTGAAAGATCTTGGTAAAGTAGATACTAGAGATATGACTCCAGAACAATTTAATGAGTACAGAGCCGAGTTAAATAGTAGAAATAAATAAATTAATAGGAGTTAAATTATGGCTTTAAACATGCACGGAACAGTGGATTCCAGTGCCGCAATAGGGGCAGATTATGATATCGCAGCACTTAGTGATTATCTAACAAAGATTCACATTCAGGAAAATACGCAGAATCAGCAGTTTATGAAATTCGGAGATATGTCTTTAAACATCCCTCAGAATAACAGTGATACTGCAAAATGGTCTAAGTATGCTAAGTTGTCAAATGACCCAACAAGTTATGTATTGACAGAGGGTGTAGTGCCTAGTGGTGATAACCTTACCAGAACTACTCTCACATCTCAGCTTACTCAGCTTGGTAACTTTCTTAGCTATTCAGATAAGCTAAAATATACCAATGACGATAAAGTACTTAACGAAATGAATATGAAATTGGCTGACCAGTCAAAAGAGATCATGGACATTTTTGTTAGAAACGTACTTGTAGCAGGTACTAATGTTCTTTGGGGTGGGGATGCTACATCTACCATTACTGTAGCTGTTGGAGACAACATCACTACTGCTCTCATTAAGAAAGCAGTAAGGAATCTACAGTACAATAGAACTAAGAAGAGTAAAAACTGGAGTGCCGGATCAACTAAGGTTGGATCTAGCCCAGTAGGAGCTTCTTATATAGGTATTTGTGGAGCTTATGTAGAAGCTGACCTTAAAGCCTTAACTGGTTTTGTAGAAGTACAGAGTTATGCTTCAGTTGGTGATATCATGGAAGATGAAATAGGATATTATGCAGGAGTAAGATTTATTAGAACAGATGTTCCTTATATCGATGTAGATGGTGGAGATTCTAATGCTAACGTGCATAGTGTAATCATCTTTGGTAAGGAAGCTTATGGTATTACAAGACTTGAAGGAAAAGCTCTTGAAGTAATTGTAAAACCTGACACAATGGGTGGTCACGACAATCCATTGAATCAGTTCGGTACTATCGGTTGGAAAGGTTATATCGCATCTAGGATTCTTAAACAGGAGAACATAATCAGATTGGAAGTTACGGCTACCGATTCTGAAGCAGATATTACATCAGCAGTATAGTCTAATGAGTAGCCTGGGATTTCCTGGGCTACTCTTCTAAATAAAAGTATAAAGGAGAAGTATTATGACAAAGGCAAATAAGAATGTAGCAGAGACTACAGCAACAGATGTAGCTAATTTAGGGACATCGGTTGACAAGAAAGTAAAGAAAATTGAGGGAGCAGCTAAGATTAAAGAACTCATAGCAAACTCACCAAGGACTAGGTATAAAATTGCAAGGACTAGTCAGAAACCTTTTTGTAAGGTTATACTTAAACCAATGAAAGGATCTAAGGCTAAAAGTCAATCTGTAATTTCTTACGGAGAACCTTTGAGAGTTTGTCTTAATGGGTACGTATTTCATGTTCCAAGAGGAGTGAGATGTGATATTCCAGAATATATTGCAGACTTTTTAGACCAGATGGACGACAGAGAAACAGCATTCAGTCAACAAGTTGAAGGAATGATAGACCTAAGTTTCT